AGAAAATCACTTATACGTCGTTACAGTCGACACCGCTAGAGGTGTAGGTCTGGACTACAGTGCTCTTGTTGTATTTGATGTTACCGACATACCCTATAAGATAGTTGGTAAGTACAGATCAAAAGAAATATCACCGATGTTTTATCCAGACGTGATTGTAAACGCTGCCAAGATGTATAACGAGGCGTTTGTATTGGTCGAATTGAATGATCTAGGTGAAACAGTCGCCACTATCATTCAGCAAGACCTCGAATACGAAAATATACTAAGTACTAGTGTTAAGGGAAGAGGCGGCCAGCAAGTATCTGGTGGCCATGCTCATCGAATTCAGCTTGGAGTTAAGACAACAAAGACCGTCAAGCGAATTGGATGCTCAAATTTAAAAGACGTAGTCGAAAGCGACAAGCTAATTCTTAACGACTACGATCTATTACAAGAACTTTCAGTTTTCATAAATAAAAGAAACAGCTATGAAGCTGAAGAGGGTCATCATGATGACCTTGTTATGTGTGCCGTTTTGTTTTCGTGGTTAGTGAGACAAGAGTTCTTTATAGAGCTAACAGATAATGATGTACGTAGTCGACTTTATCTCGAGAATCAAAAAATGATTGAAGATGATGTATTACCATTTGGTATTGTAGATGATGGGCACGATACACACCATGTAGAAGACAGTGTTGGTCCTTTGGGATACAACTACGATGTTAGAGATGTCGTAGACTTCTAGAATTATAAATATAAGAGAAAATTAACCACGAGGAGATCAAAATGGCCTTCCAAATTTCTCCAGGAGTCAATGTAAGTGAGATCGATCTCACCGCAATTGTCCCTGCAGTACAAACAACGGCCGGCGCCTTTGCAGGACAGTTCCGTTGGGGTCCCGTTGAGCAGAGAGTATTAGTTAGTAACGAAGCTCAGTTGTTGGGTCAGTACCAAAAGCCCGACAGCACATACTTCGCAGACTTTTTTGTTGCTGCTAACTTCCTGTCATATGCTGACACGCTTCATACAGTCCGTATCAACAATACAGGCCTGGCCAGTGCTATTACTGCTGGTAACTCATCAATAACCCTCATCAAGAGCGAAGCAGATTACGATGCTAACTTTTCTAGCGGTCTTGCTGGTGTAGGTAATTTTGTGGCTAAGTATGGGGGTGCTCTTGGTAACTCTTTAAAGTACTCCATCTGCCCAAGCAACACTGCTTTCGAATCTACGCTCGCCGGTAACTATACTGTCGTTGACGGTAACAACGGTGTAGTGTTCTCTTCGAACCAAGCAGCAGTTCTTAGTTCAGGTGATTTAATTCAACTTGGTCCAGATAAAGACATTTACCAGATAAACACCGTCGCGGTTGATGGTCTCTCTGCTACTCTGAAACAAGAGTATGTTGGTAATACTGTCAATGCTAGCACTGCACTTAATCGTCGATGGGAGTTCTTTAACTTCTTTAACCGTGCACCAGGCACATCACCATATGGTACTGTCCGTGGCGCAACTAACGACCAAATGCACGTTGTTATTATTGACGAAGATGGTGAGTGGACTAACGTCAAGAATCAAGTAGTAGAAGTTTTTGATTCTGTATCCAAGGCATCGGATGCTAAGAACGAAGATGGTTCTACAAACTACTATGCTGATAGGTTGAATCGAGAATCCAAGTACGTGTGGTGGACTGCCCATGCAAGTGGTCTGACAAACGCAGGAAGTGCTGCTAACGGAACAGCGTTCGGTGGAGGTAACACCCCTGTTTCAGCATCATTCGTATCCGGATCCGATGGATCGACTGGATCAGCTGGTCAGTATCAACGAGCGTACGACTTGTTTAAGTCTGCGGAAGAAGTAGATATCGCATTGATTCTTGCTGGACAAGCAACATCAGCTACAGCTATCCACTTGATCAACAACATTGCTGAGTTCAGAAAAGATTGCGTAGTTTGCATCTCACCTGAGCAAGCCGATGTTGTAAACAACACTTCATACAACAACGCAGAAGCTGATGATATTGTAGAGTTCCGAAATACCTTACCGTCAACATCTTATGCGGTGTTGGATAGTGGTTATAAGTATCAATACGACAAGTATAATGATGCGTATCGATGGGTACCACTTAACGGTGACGTAGCTGGTACAATGGCTCGTACTGATGAAGTAAGAGATCCATGGTACTCCCCAGCTGGTCTATCACGTGGTCGGATCAAGAATAGCACAGCGCTTGCATTTAACCCAGACAAGACTGCACGAGATCTGCTTTACAAAAATGGTGTAAACCCAGTAACAACTTTCCCAGGCGAAGGTACAATCTTGTTTGGTGATAAAACGTTGCTTGGATACCCAAGTGCATTTGATCGCATTAACGTACGCCGATTGTTTATTGTCCTTGAAAAGGCAATCGCAATTGCATCTAGACAAAGCCTGTTCGAATTCAACGATGAATTTACTAGAGCACAGTTTGTCAATTTGGTTGAGCCCTTCCTGAGAGATGTTCAAGGTCGCCGAGGTATCACTGATTTCCGAGTAGTTTGTGACGAAACAAACAATACTGGAGAGATCATTGATCGTAATGAGTTTGTCGGAGATATCTTCGTCAAACCAGCCCGTTCGATTAACTTTATTCAGCTTAACTTTGTTGCCGTTAGAACTGGTGTCGAGTTCGAAGAAGTCGTCGGTCAGTTCGGATAATAAGGGAGAATAAAAATGGCTTTTAACGTAAACACCTTTAGGGGTGAGCTTAAGCAGGGAGGGGCTCGTCCCTCTCTGTTTGAGATTCAATTGTTCGCACCACAAGGAGGGACATTGAACGGTGGCGATTTGATTTCCAAATCTCCCTTCATGGTTCGAGCAGGACAAATTCCACAGTCGACTTTGGGTACAGTAATTGTTCCTTACTTTGGTCGTCAGGTCAAGTTAGCAGGCAATCGTACATTTGATGATTGGACTGTAACAGTAATGAATGACGAGGACTTTAAACTCCGCAATGCGCTGGAGAACTGGAGTCATAAGATTAACGGTCATTCTGAGAACCTGAATAACTACGGTACTAACCCATCCAGATACAAGGCTCAGGCTCTTGTTAAGCAATATAGTAAAGAGGGTGGAGTCATTCAAACCTATCAGTTTGATGGTTTGTACCCAGTAGCAATTTCTCCTATCGATCTCGCTTGGGAAGCAGAAGCAATTGAAGAGTTTTCGATTACTTTTGCCTACGACTGGTGGGAGCACGGCGAGGCTGCCGTAAGGTAAAAGGATTAGTTAGATGGCTAACCAACTTTATACAAAAGCCAAGCAGGCATTGCTTGGCGGTGAACTAAATCTGTCATCTAATGTGATTACTATAGCGTTAGTAGACACGGACGTCTACTCGTTTAGTGCATCTCATGAGTTCAGATCTAGTATACCAAACACTGCGGTTGTATCGACCAATAACCTTATTAGTACAACTATTACTGATGGGGTGTTTGATGCTGCCGATGTAGATTTTCCATTTGTAACTGGTGCTAATTGTGAAGCACTAATTTTATATCATAACACTGGTGATGCTGAGAACGATGGAAGCCGCCAAGCTGACTCTAGGTTAATTGTTTATATCGATACAGCTGTTGGTCTTCCTGTCCTTCCAAGCGGTAGTAACATTACTGTCAAATTCTCTGACGGTGTCTCTAAAATCTTCGCGATTTAATCTTCACCACTGTGTTCTTAGGGGTCGATAAATATATCGAATCCCTTTCATTTCTGAGGACAACATAGTGCAGCTTTTTGGATTTAATATATCAAGGGCAGATCAAGAACAAAAAGAAGATCTGAAAACCTTTGTACCCCCGCAGACCGATGATGGTGCTATTGAGATAGCGCCTGGTGGTTCCTATGGTACTTTTGTAGACCTAGACGGAACCGCTAAATCTGAAGCTGAGTTAGTTTCTAGGTATCGTGAGATGTCAATGCAGCCTGAGTGCGACTCTGCTGTAGAAGACGTTATAAACGAATCGATTGTAATGGACGATGAAGATCCAATAGAAATAGTACTCGACAATCTCAAGCAACCAAACAGTATCAAAAACAAGATTCGAGAAGAGTTTGAAACTGTACTTGAAATGCTTGACTTTAGCAACAAGGGTTATGATATCTTTAGACGTTGGTATGTAGATGGTAGGATATATCACCACATCATTATCAACGATAAAGATCCTAGAGACGGAATCAAAGAGCTGAGGTATATTGATCCTCGCAAGATCCGTAAAGTACGAGAAAAGGTCAAGTCAAAAGATCCTCGTACGGGAGCTACTATCTACAACAAAGAGCAGAAAGAATATTATCTATACAATCCAAAAGGGATTACATCTTCTGCTACTCAAGGTATCAAGATTGCTCCGGACAGCATTAGTCATATTCACAGTGGATTAATGGATTCCAGAAACAATATGATTCTCGGTCACTTACACAAAGCGGTCAAGCCTCTTAATCAACTTCGCATGCTTGAAGATGCAACTGTAATCTACAGACTTGCACGAGCACCAGAGCGTAGAATTTTTTAAATCGACGTTGGTAACCTGCCAAAGATGAAGGCAGAACAGTATCTTCGAGACATGATGGTCAAGCACAAGAATAAGCTGGTGTATGACGCTCAAACAGGCGAAGTACGCGACGATCGTAAGTTTATGACTATGTTAGAGGACTTCTGGTTACCGCGCAGAGACGGCGGTAGAGGCACTGAGATAACGACTCTGCCAGGAGGACAGAATCTTGGTGAAATGGATGATGTTGATTACTTCCGTCGCAAGCTATACAAGTCACTTAACGTACCTGTAACTCGAATGGAAGCAGATAATCAATTCAACCTCGGACGAGCCTCTGAGATTACAAGGGACGAGATAAAGTTTAATAAGTTTGTGCAGCGTCTCCGTAACAGGTTCACGCATCTATTTGATGGTCTGCTTGAGATTCAATTAGTACTCAAAGGTGTACTGTCTCGTGCAGATTGGGAGGAGATGCGTAATACAATCTACTACAACTTTAAAGAAGATAACTTTTTTGCTGAGTTAAAGGAAACGGAGATCCTAACAGAGCGTTTACGTTTGGCGGGAGAGATCGATCCACTAGTAGGCAAGTACTATTCTATGAAGTGGGTTCGAGAAAACATCCTTAGAATGTCAGAGGAAGATATTAAGGCTGTCGATAAGGAGATTGATGCTGAACGTAGCGAGATGGATGACGAGGGCGGTCTGAATGGACCGATCGACTACAAAGCTAATCAACAGGACAAACCAGAACCGCAAGATCAGCAGCAAGAAGAATTCACGCCTAAGCCCAACATGAGTGATGAAGAGAAGAAACTTGTTGAGAGTATGACTAGATTCATGGATTCGATGGCTTCAGAGAACATCGAGGAAGATGATGAATGAAGTCGACCAGGCTAAACTTC